ATATAAAGGTAGTTTCGGAAACGGAACTCAACACCAAATTACTCAACTGCCCTGTTTGCGGTACATTCAAGGCATTTTTGGGAGGTGATGAGGGTTTACGGAAACGCCTTATTTTTTTAGCAGCACCCAAATTATGTAGGGGAAGTGGCGGCACACTTCGCAAAAAGACAACCGCCACTTCCCCGTGCAGTATAATAAAGCTAAATCCAAATAACCCAGGAAAATCAAGGGTTGTAGGGTTTAGCTTTTCTTTTTCCAGCACCAAAACAAGCAATATATGAGGTTAGAAACCTGTCGGGAAATAGCCGGAAATGAAACCAGTTTCCGCAAAAGCTAAAATTTTCCTATAGTAAAACCTGTTATTAAGCGTATCTGTTTTATCAGCTATACCCTTAACGCAGACCTACAAATTAACCAGAGGTGGTGAGGTTGTCTATACCCAAAATACCAAATAGCCCTCTCATAAAGGAGAGCGTTATCCATATCCCACTTGAAGAGTTGTATCCGCCGGAATTTCATCCGTTTCTTGTAAAAGATGATGAAGCGATGAAAAAACTTGTTGATAACATCAAGGAAAATGGCGTTTTAGTACCGGGCATAGTTCGGAGCCGTGCTGATGGAGGCTATGAACTTATAGCAGGTAATCGCAGAAAAAGAGCCTGTGAGCTGGCAGAATTGCCAGCCATGCCTGTAATCATCCGGGAAATGGATGACGCTACAGCTGCAATCGTTATGGTAGACACAAATCTTGAACAGCGTGAAAAGCTACTACATAGCGAACGAGCATGGGCGTACTGGGTTAAAATGCAAGCTTTGAGTCACAAGGGCATCAAGGACAAAAAACAGTCCGTTGATATTCTGGCGGAGCAAACCGGCGAGAGTCGTAGCCAAATTTTCAGGCTTATGCGGCTTACAGAACTTATTGTTGAGCTTATGGACAAAGTAGATGCAAAACAACTTGCTTTTAATCCGGCAGTTGAATTATCGCATTTATCCAAGCCTGAACAAAAAATTGTTCTTTCAGCTATGGAGAACTATGGTGTAAAACCTTCTCTTTCACAAGCCTCACAATTAAAGAAACTGAAACATACCGGGGAACTCACCAATGAAAAAATTAACGCTGTTTTATCTAAAAATAAGAATTTTACAAAGGCGGACAACAGCATTGAACAATATCGCAAATTCTTCCCGGAAGGCTACACTTTGGAGCAGATGAACAATATTATTATTGAACTCCTACATGATTGGCAGTCTACGCATATACAAAGTCGGAATTGAAATGTGTAGATCACAGAGCTTACCGATATATTCATCACGTATATGCATCAAAATGTACTATAAATTTATTATCAAAACCACAAGAAATGGAGATCGCTATGAAAAAAATAATTTCTGTAGATACAGGAAATAGCAGGATGAAAACTATGCGACATGTTTTTCATTCCAGTTACAAAGAGAGCAAGTATTTGCCATCGATGCCCGGAGGGGATGTATTGCAATATGAAGGCAGGATATATACCTTAACAAATGAAAGCCTTCCAGTACTTAATGACAAAACTGAAGATGAACGTTATTTCATTTTAACACTCTTTGCCATCGGCAAAGAACTTGCAAGCGAACCTCAGTTTTACAGAGAATTTACACCTTATCATCCCACCGAAGTTGAGCTTTTAATTGGCTTACCATTGCAACATTATGAAACCTATAAGAAAAAATTTGAACAATACTTCTGCAATCCATCAAAGAACATCCAGTATGAATTAAACGGCAAACCATATTCAATCCAAATTACGAATGCTTATGCTTTCCCACAGGCTTATGCGGCGGCTATTACGGCATACGATAGACTGAAAGATTCAAGAATATTGAACATTGTTGACGTGGGCGGCTTTACCGTAGATTGTTTGCAACTCAATAAATTCAATCCTAATATGACTCTTTGTACATCACTATATTGGGGCATCAATACTCTCTTTGATAACATAAACGATCAATCACGCGGGGCGGGCGGCAGAGATATTTTAGGTAACATCATTGAAGGAATATTGGAAAAACACCAAGATTATTCTGAGTACAGCGAAATGCGAAAAAAGATCGTCACATCTACTGCCGGGATTCACGCCAACCGAATGCTCGCAGAGATTGCACAAAAGGGTTTTGACTTGGAAGAGGACAAAACAATATTTATGGGCGGCGGTTCCATCCTTCTAAAAGAATATATATTAAAAACCGGGAAAGCCAAAAAACCTATATTTATAGACGATATTCATGCAAACGCTAAAGGTTATCGCTTGATGTATGACATGCAGAACAGTAAATCAGCGAGCTGAGATACTTACGGGGCATAATGAAGGGTGGTGACGGGGTGAAGAAAGACTATACCCGTTTCACGATACGATTTAACCCGGTTGATCCCCGACATCAAAAGACAATGGAAGCCTTAGAAGTGGCAGGTAGGCGCAAAGCATCACTTATTGCTGATGCTGTTTGTGAGTACTTGGCGAGGCATGGGGAATCCGGAATAGAAAACACTGTAACTTACGCAAGTTCCCTTCCTTCAAATTTGGATAACAGGGTGATAAAGGAAGAAAAAACGCCTCCCCCGGTACTCGACTCTCAAAATATTAGCAAAGCAGATATCGAAGAGGGCGGTGCTGAAGATTCTGAAAACGCTTCTTTCGATGATGAAATGTGCAAAGCTGTACTCAACGGCCTGAATATGTTTAATGTGTAATCAGAAACAAACCCATACTTATGAAACATATCAAAGCCAGTCTTACCGCCTTCTTTATGGTGGTAGAGTGGCTTTATCTATAAAAAAACCTGTTAGGAGTAGATATAATATGCCTGTGTTCAGAGCTGAAAAGGTAAACGATTATGCTGTAATAGCAAAACATCATCTTAAAAATAAAGCATTGTCATATAAAGCAAAGGGTCTCATGACTTTTATGTTAAGTCTCCCGGAAGATTGGGATTACAGCCAGGCGGGCTTAGCAAAACTGTCAAGTGATGGCGTTGATAGTGTACGCAGTGGAATCAAGGAATTAGAAGAGCATGGTTATCTAACTCGCCGTCGTATCCGTGACGCTGCGGGTAAATTAGGTGATATCGAATATACAATACACGAAATACCTTTGACTCCTCATGATGGTAAGCCTGACAAACAAACAAGAGAGCCGCCGTCTAAACCCAAAATACCAACATCAAGTAAACCTAAATTGGAAAATCCAACATTGGACGTATCAATAACGGATGCACCTGCACCAAAAGAACCTATATTGGATTTTCCAACGCAGGGCAAGCCCTCGCAGATTTTACCTGCACAGGAGAATCCAATGGAAATAAGTACTAAAGAATTAAGTATTAAGGAATTGAGTATTGAGGAATTAAATAACAAAAACACAACCCCTCTGAGTCTGTCTGCGGCGAATGCAGGCTCCGTTAATGTCGGACAAATCTCGCCGGAGGATGCCGCCCATTCACATCAACAAGCCGAGTGCCTAACGGTTCAAACGGCTCAAGGAGCAGGGAAACCTGTAATCCACACCATGACGCTTGTTGAACAACAGTTTGAACAATTTTGGCAATCGTACCCTCGAAAAGCAAGCAAGAAAGCCGCAAAAAAAGCATGGATTGATATTAAGCCTGATGATGCCTTATTTTCGACCATCATGGCTTCGCTTAATGCTGCAAAAAAATACTGGAGCCTTCAAGGTATTCAGCAAAGACACATACCACATCCGTCAACATGGCTTAGTGAAGAACGCTGGGAGGATGAATTTTCGCCGGATGAACAATTAGGCGCAAGAAATAGAGTCCCTGCCGGAAATGACAAAGGAGTTGAACCTAATGCAACCATTGGGGCAGGTTATACAATTGGCGGAGAAAACGACCCCTACCGCGCCCTTATACAAGCCTAGAGCTTCTACCAACGCAATCGGTACTGATATGCCTACCACCGCAATATTTCCCTTTTTTTCAGATGCCAACTTTGAAGAAGCCTGTACCCGTTGTGCTGATTGTGGCACTCCAACGCAGAAAGACATTGAAATCCTAGGTGTTATGAGGAGAGTTCCCTTGTCATGCAAATGCCGTCAAGAAGCCAACGAGCGTGAAAATAAAGCTTCGGAAGAAAGAGATTTAAAGCGACGGCTTGAACGTTTCAAGGCATACTCTCTCATGGACAATCGCTTTGAAACGTCAAATTTTGAAAACTGGGTTCATAGACCTGATAATCATGATGATTATATGCTTGGTACTAGATATTGCGAGAAATGGAGAGATATGTACGCCAATAATCGTGGGTTATTGCTTTATGGAAATGCCGGTAATGGCAAAACTTATTTGAGCTTTGCTATTGCAAATGCGCTTTACAAGCAAGGCTATGCGGTTATGGCTATATCTATATCCAAGCTTCTAACAATTATCAAAGACAGTTTTGACAAGCATGGGGAATTTGGCGAAATAGATGTGTTAAACACTGTTAGAGATGCCAGCTTATTGGTTTTGGATGATTTGGGAGTTGAGTATAAGACGGCATGGGCTTATGAAAAACTCTATGCCATCATCGACACTAGATATAGAGCCGCCAAACCTACCATCATCACCACAAACTATAATTTGGATGCCCTGCGCGAAAATCTGGCTACTGTTGATTATAAAACACGTATTAGAGATCCATCAGAACGGATTTTTAGCAGAATCACAGAAATGTGTAGTTTCCATGAGATCAAGGGAGCAAGCTGGCGCATCTCAAAAGGAACACAAAATAAAGTAGCCTTACTTGCCGAATTGGGATTGTTATAAACTTTAAAATTATAAATCGTTTAAAGCATTGTTAGGAGGGAAGTTTGAATGGCGAATAAAAAGTCTGGTGCTAAAGTTGTTTTAAAAGCTGATACAGGAAATGAACGACTAAATTGTTATCATGATCCCGAGCGGTTGTTAAAAACGTATCGGGATGTACGTTGGAATCTGAAGCTGTCAATGGAACATCATAAACAGGACTTTGAGGCGGAATACGGGATGTCTGTAACTGAATATCTGGATGATGTGTACGCCGCTGGCGCAGGGTTCACAGGCACAAAGTTGGAACATCATGCAAACAGCATGAAGCGCACTGCGGAAATGCTGAGCCTGATTGACACTGCCGCACATCTGATCCGGGATAACAACAGCGATGGCGAAGCTTATTATTGGATTCTGTACTACACTTATTTTTCGCCGCTCAAATTGAATAGCCTAGATGAAATCGTAGACAGAATCCAAATGCACATCCCATATGTCACTAAGGATACCTATTATCGGCATCGTAAAAAAGCTATAAAAACATTTTCATCTGTTTTGTGGGGGTTTACTACAAAGAACGAAATGGATATCCTTGATGCTTTTGTAGGGGATGATAAGAGATAATCGCCATTATTTAAGCTCATCATCGGTGCTGGCGAAATCAAGCTTTACTTTCCACCTTTGATGAACGGATATGTTCTTTAAATCCCTGATCATGTGTAAATTCAATATTTTAATATTATATTTAATTCCTCTTTTAATCCATATTAAAGCTGTTGGAAAAAAATAATGGATCCGTTAGCTCGAATGACCTCACAAAAAAATCCCGCATTAGCAAGGTTTGTACTAATACACTGAACTACAATTGGGTCAGTTTGTTTTTTCCAACAGCCTAATGATATAATGCGTGATTGGTAATCAATGATTTAATATATATATCGCTAACAAGAGAGACTTGCTAAAATTAATATGAACGAAATGAAAATAGGTGTGCCATAAAATATCAATAGAGTAAAAATCAGCAGCTGTTAGTTAAATTTCTAAAACTATGTTATAGCATGTACTAATAAAATGTCAATCACATTGAATATATGTAGATTTTTGTTATAATTGATAACAGCTATAATGTTTAAATGCTTATAAATCAAGGACTTTAAGTTGATTTATAAAAAATATAACGTGACAGGGGGGATCAAGTTAGCTCAACTTATGCACGTTTTTAGGTTGCTGAATTCCTTATAAATTTGCCTGAGATGTGTCGGGGTGGAATAAAGTAGCTCCCCCTCCCAGACCGTCCGAAAACTCATTTTTACCAACGAAGGAATGCGGGTTACAAGGCGTTTTTTCACATGAAAATAGTAATTTTCGGACAGTCTCCCCTTATATTCGCCTTGAATTATTAAAAACTTGTCATGGATGAATCTAAATTTCCAAAATTCTATCAACAAACAGAGGATTTAATTTTCTAACAAGGAGAGTCTGTTTATGTACTCAGGATTACATGAAAAAGAAAAGCCTTTAAAAATGTTAAGCATGGAAAAAGAGCAAGAAAATGTTAGTCATTTACTTTTCGGAAGCGATATACCTGCTCAAATTAATCAATCAATAATTTCAAATGACACTCAAGATAAAATTAATTGGGCAGAAGAATTTGGCTACCACAAGAATCAAATAAAATCTGAACCTCTTCAAGGCAAAGATTTGGAAATCGAAATGCCTACCAACTCGCAAAACTATAAATTCAACTCTGGTAAAAAATTGAATATTCCGGAAATTTTGTCAGAACGTGTTCAAGACAGTTTTGGGATTGATTTAAGCGAATTATCATTGCTTGAATCTCCAGAAGTTGATATTATGGGCGCTCAGGCAACAACCCAAGGCAATATAATCCGTTTTGCACCAGGAAAATATAATCCGAATACTACTGAGGGTAGAGAGTTGCTTGGTCATGAGTTAAACCATGTGCGTGAACAAGCACATGGAAAAATTAAGCCTAACGTAGAAGGAACAAATATATACTATGATCCAGTACATGAGGCAAGCAGTGACCGTATGGGAGAAGCCTTTGCCAATGGAACGCTAAGTGGTGCTACGCCTATGTCAATTAGTAATGATACAATTGCAATACAAGGCTACTCTACATCCGGGAATTGGATACTTGAAAATCGGGAAGAAGCTCGATTAAACGAACTACGTAAACAAACTATGCTGGAAGAATCTCTGGTTTATGTTGAACAAGCTCGACAAGAACGAGTACGACAGGAGGAAATAGCTAGAGAAGAAGCACGAGAACAAGCCTGGCTACAAGTATTACGTGAGCAAACCATGTTAGAAGAATCACTGCTCCAAGTAGAACTTATCAGACAGCAACGAATTATGCAGCAAGAACGAGAACTGTTAGCATCCCAGCAAGGAGATATACGAGCCCAAGCTCAAGCTCAATTAGATCAAAGTTTAGCGGAGAGGCAAGAGCAATGGCCACATTATTTTGGCCCTATAACCCCTGGTGTCTCGCCCCAAGAACTAGAACGTGTACAACGATTACGAGAAGAACAAGCAATGCAAATACAGGAACCTCAGAATCCTTCATTACAGGATTCACTTGTAGATGGATGGAACGCTTCACAGGGTTGGCGCGAACCAGCTACAGAAATTTTGGCAGGGGGAATTTCTGCAACAGAAGTTGGAGGAATTGCAAGAGCTGAAACTTTAGGAACGGCAGGAATGAATGCTGGAAGATTTGCTAGATTGGCAGGTGCAGCAAATGCTGCCAGCGATATAGCAACTTATGGACATGCAGCACTAGAGGGTGCTTCTATTTTGTTAGATAATGATGCCACTTGGCAAGAGCAACTTATTAGAGGAGGTATATTAGGACTAAATACCCTTGGGCATGTTTTGGTTAGTACGATTGCTGTGAAAGCGGGTACTGCAATAGCAGGAGGAGGTTTGAAATTTACAGGTGGTGCTAGTGTACCTGCCGGTATTGCTGTAGGAGGAGGTATTTCATATGGAGGAGGTCATCTAGTTAATCAAGGTACAAATTGGCTAGAAGAGCAGTTGTTGGGGTTGCTTCCACAAGCTCCAGCTCAAACACAACAACCCGGCCCCCCACCCCCGCGCATACTACATCAACCGCCACATCTGGGACATCCAGACCGCCAAGTGGGGAGGCGAATGGTACACAGTGATCCTGATGGCAACCCGATACATCCAGATAACCCTCAGCTAGGGCACCATAGCTTCTGTCCAACAGAATGGGGAAGTCCGCTTATATCTGAAAATCATCCATTTTTGGGAACTCCTGCATGTCCAACAATAATGGGAGTTTTGCCAGAAAATATACCAGAGCGTTTTATTCCAAGCCAACCAATCTTGTTACCTAACGTACCCAACTTATCTGACCCAGACAGGCCGACTGGGAGGAGAGTAATACGTAGTGACCCAAATGGCAATCCTATACATCCAGATAACCCTATGCTAGGGAACCATAACTTTTGCCCAACAGAGTGGGGATCTCCGCGCATACCTATAGATCACCCATTGTTAGGTACATCTGCATGTCCAACAATATGGGGAATTCTACCTGACGACCCTTGGGTAGCTCAACTAAGGGAACAAGGCCGACCAGAAGATTTTGAGGGGCCTGCCTACTTACCAGACCTACCAAATATGTTTTGCCCGAATAGACCAGATTTTCGCCGTGTAATACACCGTGATCTTGATGGTAATGCCATACATCCAGACCATCCATGGTTAGGAATGGATAGGGTTTGCCCAACAATAACAGGATCACCCCTAATACCAGCAGACCACCCATATCTTGGAACAGCTGCGTGTCCTACAATATGGGGATATCTGCCTGAAGGATTTCGGCGCCGAAATGATGAGAATAATTAATAGCCAGTATCTTGAAGCTAAACATTATAATTTTCAAGTATGTGAAATATTTAACCCAGAAAAGAAAGTGCTTTAGTAGGAAATTACCTAAAAAGTAAGGGGCTAATTATGGATTATGATGAAATATCAAAGTTTAGCAATGACAATAATGATAAACAAAAACACACGCCATCTACATGGGAAAAAATCAAATCTTTTTCTTATATCCCTTTTGCAGTTTTTATCCTTATTGCAAGCTTCATTGTAACAGGAAATAATTTGCAGCTCAGATTAATGGGTAATAGAACTATAGGACATGTAATTCAGGTACATCAAGCTACTCGCGGCATCACACTGACAGTTCAATATGAAGTCAATGGACAGGTATTTATAGAAAGAGTACGCGGGAATGGTTTTACACGAGTACCTCAACAAAATGAAACAATTCAACTTTTTTATAGCCCAAGAAACCCCAGTAGAGTTAGCTCTATGAGAGGGGCGTATCCAGGATTTTTTATCTTTGGTATTTTAATAATAACAATGATTTGGGCTTTTATTTATGGAATCTTAATTGAAAAGAGAGCCAAAAATCTACAATAACTTTCACTTTATGCCATTTAGGCATAAAATATTATGGATTTGCACAAAGAAAAAAGTGGCACTTTTTTGCCATTGACTTGCAAATCACAAAAGGTTAAAATGGCAGTGTCAATAATTGGAATTGTGGCTACGCCCCCTCTGGTACGCTTGTACTCGTGGGGGCTTTTTGCTGTAAATTTAGCCATTTATGAAAGGAAAGTGTTTATGGCAACGAAACAACTACAGAGCAAAGCTCAAAAATTATTGCTCGAATACAGACCTACCAAATGGCGCAGGTTGGTACTTGAAGCCGTACCGGGAACCGGGCATAATGCATTGCAAGCTTGTATAGAACAAATTCATCTAACCAAAGAACTTGTTGATGTACTGCGAAGTGATAAATTATTAGGTGAAAAATTATATTGGATTATTTACGCTTCATATATGACAGACCGGGAACCCGGTGACGTAGAAGAGATACTGTCAGACATAGCAAAAAGACATGAGCGCATTCCCCGCCGGACGTACTTTCGGCTGAGGGAACGCGCTCTTAAAATGTTGGATAATCATTTGGAAGAAATGTCAAAGGAAAGAGTATCTGTCTGTTGATGATGGATGTATTTTATGGAGGTGCTTTATGAAGGAAACGAATTTATTACCATTGGGTAGTATTGTTGTGCTAAAGGATGGCGAGAAGAAACTTATGATTTATGGCAGAGGCCAGATTACTGCCGACAACCGGGAAGAGTTTGACTACGTGGCGTGTTTATGGCCGGAAGGTAATCTTAATGAAGAGTTCACGTATCTCTTTAACCATTCAGGGATTGATTCTGTGTTTTATCAAGGATATTCGGATGAGGAGGATTTGGATTTTTTAGATGTTTTGAAGCGACGATGAAAACTTGATCCGGCGGCCGTCCCTGTTATCGAAACATCAGGTAATGGAAAACTCCCCATTCTCCACCTAAAAGAGAACCTGCTCCCACATAAGTTATGGTGCTGCGCATTATATTTTCTCTATGCGGTAGTGAGTTCATCCAGTTATTAAGAACTTCTTGGGGTGTCCATGCGCTTCTTTGTCCGGCACCACCACGACGATCAAAGACACCGAATGCCTCTGCTGTACCTCGTGAACCACCATAAGGGCCGCTTTGGTGTACCGCAGCATCAAATTGGGCACCAAGTAGGTCTAAGTCGATTATTGTTTGTCCAAAAAAACGAGAGGCCATCATTAGCGCAACATCTATCTCTAAAGTGTTAAGACCATGCTCCGTTCGGACTTCATTTATTAAGCTAATTAGTTCTAATTCAAAAGAGTTTGCGCCACCATTTTCATGGTATTCTGCGATCCAAGCAGCCATTTCAGATGCTGAAAGTCGTCTGTTGGGCAAAGTTATTTCTGAACGAGTGTAAAGAAATGGGGCGTATCGTGACGGTTCTGCAATAACTTCCTGAGTAATAGCTGAGTTAGTATTGGGTGTTGGTTGTTGATTTACTTCATTGGTGACAGGGTTTACAGTAACATGTTCAGGTTGAGGGATGTTTGAAGTAACCGAAGCAGGAACTGGTATTGGGGTATTCGATATCGGCTCAACTGTCCTTCCGGGACGTAGCTCCAAAAACAAAACTCCATTTATAGTTGATGACCCTGAACCTGTAGGATCAGCATGATCAAAGCTTAAACTTTGATATTTGTTAAAAAAATCATGGGCTGTATAAATATTATTATTAAAGTTAATGTTACCATTTCGGCGAGGATGGTTAGTCATTCTTATAAATTCAGAACGAGTATAAACCATCATGCCAACTTCAATTCTTGGTTCGTTGATGGTAGAAGCGGCACTGACTTCCATAAATGTTCCTCTATTGCCGAAAGTTGCTATACTTCCGCCAATAGCTAAAATACTAACGAAACCAACAGTAGCTAGGCTTTTTAAAAACATACTTTTCATTTAAATTCCCCTTTCTAGTTTGGGTGGATTTAGAGTGAAATAAAAAAACAGGAGGCAGTAGTTGTGTTCGTAAAGCATAAATTGACAGCATTAGCTGGCATAACATGTTTAATCATATTCATACTGGGTATTATCAGTATTGTCTCAGTCATGGGTATGGAGAAATGTTATCCTTCACAAAATACAGATAATGGTATTATACTACAATTTTACTATCATCACCACATTCTAGCAGTATCACCATATCCTCTTTTTAGATACGGGGGCGAAGTAAATGATGATGTTCTTGCAAGCCTTCTTTATATACTTGATGATCCAAGGTTAAATCCCTTGATGCGAGAAAAAAAGGAACAATGGCCGTCCGGCCTTTCCTTTGAATACTCGCCGTTCATTGCTGTAACTGCTGAAGATTTTTCATCTTTTGTGGCTGGAGAAGCGCAAAGTATGAATGACTCCGGTGCAATAGTAATCAAGTTGTTTGAAACTGTTTATAATCAAGAGGGAGTTGAACATGGACATCTTACTGAATTGACAAGCCAATGGTGGCAACTGGTCTACAGATCGGTAGATGAATGCCATGATGTCTTAACTTTATGGATGGTTGAACCTTATCGTATGTCTCATTTTAATGGAACCAGGTATGATTTTAGCATAAGAAGAGCAGATGAAAGGCACGTTGACTTGGATATCGGGAATCCTTGGACATCTATCATAGCCGATAATGCTAATACGATAAGATCTGATGAACGCATAGCATCAAGATTACCTGCTTGTGATAATTTTTTCCTTGAAGGTAACTATAGCACAAGCATTGCAAGAGCAAATCTTTTACGGGATCAAGAACATCTGCTTGCCTTGTTTGATATTGAAAGATATCTTGTAGCTCCACAAAATATACCCGGGAACTGGCAAAGTTCCATTTTTCAGACAGATAGAAATGCTCGTGGCGTTTTCTATGTTTCAGGCCAGTTTTACGATGAATGGTCAAATGGATTGGGTTCAGAAAATTCAAGTGACGGATTGGGGGCCGCCGGCCTTATCTGGAATCATAGCAGATCACAGTTTGCTTTGGTAAATGGAAAAGACGGACTTTCTATTGGGCCATATAGCGGCCATTGGCCGCACACAAGAATTGTTCCAACTTATAATGATTTGCTATGGCTACCATCTGACTTTGAGACTCGAACTATGGGTTTTGGTAAAGATAACGCCAGATTTCAAAGTTTTATCAGGTATCCCGGAAGAAGAGACAGTGAATTAAGGTTTAATTATCGTGAAAGTCCTGAGATTGATGGGCGCACTGATTATGCTTTTGGTCGTTCCGGCCTTTGGAGGCTTAACGGCTTTGATCGAGGATTTGACGCTGATAAAATCGCTATTGCAAATAATATACCACGATCATGGGATACAGATTTGGTATGGCTTCGTTCAGCCGACAATATGGGGCTTGGTAACGTTAATACGGGCAGTAATGCAGGAAATCGTTATGGATATGGTGTTACACGTCAGGCAGGTTTGCGGCCGGCACTCCATTTATCTATTACTATGCTTAGGCAGATGCCTAAGTAATATCAAAGCAAGTAAAAGCCTAAAGAATGGGCTTTTTTTGTTGCAGCGACAATCCCTTTATGCTTCAACAATGGCATAGGGTTAATTATAGATAACCGCTATTGGCAGACAAATACGTCTGTCTTTTTTGTTTTTGGAGGTGATTGTGATGCCATTAGTAGTTCCTTAGTTCAGCAGAGCACCAAGCCTAGTTAAAGAAAAAATTCAATAAAAAAGGAGGAAAATGTATGAGTTCGTTAAGATCACAAACAAGGCACAAACTCAAGCCTGTAATGGCCATGTTTCTGGCGTTTCTGACGGCCTTTGGCAGTATTCCGATTAACGTATTTGCCGGTGAAAGATTGCAGGGCTATTCTGATCCCGGATTCATGGCTGAACCATTTATGGCTACAATTGCCGGTGAGGAAGTTTTAGTATCGGCTGATGGCATAGCTATGGTGGAAGTTGAAGGCTTTGAAGGACTTGTGCCGCTGGAAATCCCACGATACGTTCATTTAGATGGAGAACGTATCTATATTGATGATGAGCGAATAGCAAGTATCTCGCCTGTAATTGTCCCGGAATCGACTTTTGCAGCTTTCAGAACAGAAGTCAGTCAAGCACCGAATTTAGGCGTTATAGTAGCTTTTTCCGCAACTCCGGTACCGGAGGAAATAGTACGAATTGGGGCTGGTGGTAATACAGTCTATCATCAGACTGCGTATATTCAAATAGATGGTCAACGTATCAGCGCACTAAGATATGTTGTACTCATCAACGGGATAGAGTACGAAGCCTTTTGTGCCGATCCCGGTTTGCCGGGCCCGGAAACCAATGCATCTGTATATGTGTTGCTAAACGATAATGCCCCTCAGTTTAGAAATATTTTGAGATATGGAGTGCCTATAAATCCATATTTGACGGGCGTATCCGGCCGTGATAATGATTTTGTCATGTGGGCTGCTTATATGACTAGGGTTGCTATAGCATTTGCTAGTCTGGATGGTGGACGAATAACTTCCGGTGGTACGCAATTAGGGGATTATGAACCTTGCAAATGCGTCTTAATCCCAGAGCGGCTTTCTATGATACAATCAAAGCAAGCAATCCCGGCATTACTGTAAACAATGAACAAAATCATAGTGCTACAGGTTCGCAGCAATCTCCCTCATTCAACGCCGGGTTTAACCGAAGAACTAACTTGGGTGACAACAATCCATTCCAATTCAGATGGGGAGATGCCCCTGCCGGTACCAGGCTTTATGTTAATGGGAGTCATGTAGCAACAGCACCTACTAACCCAAGTGGTGTATTCGCAGGAACAAGCAGAACTTGTTCGGTTAACCCATTGGGAACATGGACGCAAATAAACAATTTCCATTTAGTGATGCCAGATGGAAGTGAAGGTCAACAAGCAACGGTAAACCTGATTGGTATCAATAATAGCTATGCTAATGGCAACGTGTTTGTTATGGGACATCCAACACAGCGTAATTCATGGCAAGATATTGTTTTTTATATACCTCCGGTGTCTGCCAGCCTTACGTACCAGTGGAACAACATTCCACCTAATGGAGAAGGGCCTCCCAATGGTGAAGAGCCACCTAACGGTGAAGGGCCACCTAACGGTGAAGGGCCGCCTAATGGTGAAGGGCCGCCTAATGCTGGAGGGCCGCCTAATGCTGGAGGGCCTCCTAATGGTGAGCCACCAACGCCTCCCGAAATGCCCCCGGTGCGCATCCAAAAAGTAAATGCGCTAACAAGAGAAAACATTCCGGGGGCACTTATTGAGCTTAGGGGTATTTCGTCTCATCAGGTAGTGACCGGTGACGGACAGATGTTTGAGATTGACAATACCGGCATCAACATCCGTCAGGTGCTTACTGCCGGAGCGCATACTGCTGCGCCAAGTGGCATTACAAGCAGAGTAGAAGATGGTTTCTGGGAAATCTCAGGGCTTCCTCCCGGTGCATACGTGGTGACAGAAATACGTGCGCCTAACAACTTCTCTATTCTGCCCGAGCCAACAGCTTTTGGCTTTTGGTTAAATCCACCAAATGTTTTTATTGATGCTGATACAGAATATGAAGTTTTAGTTGAGTTGCAAGCTGCGCTTGATGCAATGATCGCGGCACTTGAAGCCGGATTAGCTGCCGGCGGAGAAGAGCCTGACATTCAGGCTGTTATTGATGGGCTTAGAGAAGCAATCGAAAGTATCATTAACGGTATTGAAGTTTCTATGGATACTGATTTTATTATAGATTTTGATGATCCGCACAATCATATTCTCAAAACTTTTGAGAATTATCCGTTCGGGGAAATCACTGTCTATAAGTATTGCAGAGTCACCAATACCAGGCTTCCCAACACGCATTTCCGTATTCAGGGATTTTTTCCTGAAGGTAATCCTGCGGGGATGCCTATAGACAGAATTGGTGTTACAAATGCCCAAGGCTACTACACATTTACCGATCTGCCTGCCGGACAGTATACCATCTCAGAAATCCAAGCACCGCCGGGATTCTTGCTGGATGACCCAAGTTTCCGATCTATGTCCATTACTTGGGGGCAAAGCAATTCCGTTTCATTCTACAATACACCTATGGGATATCTGTTGATAGAAAAGGTAGACGGAGATACCGGTGCTTCTCTTCCAGGAGCTGTCTATAGAAGCAGCAAAGATGGGTAAGGCGGCCGCCATGATAGCAAAAGGAGCTGCTGCCGGTGGGCCGGGAGGTGCGGTTGTGGCCGCATTAAAAAATCCAAGGGCTTCATTAAAATTAGCGGCTATTGTTTGTATACTCGTTATACTACCAATTTTGCTTATTGCTATGCTGCCGCTCGTTATATTTAACGCTATGACTGGTTTTGTAGGCGGTGTATTAAACAGCATAGGGGCATTTTTCCGCTCACTGCCCATTATCGGTGCGCTTATCATTGGCATAGGTTCGGCGTTTAGTGGTGGTACTACGGTTGATTACATGCAAAGCATATATTTTGATAATGCCTTCGATACGGCTCATATAGTTTATAACCTTGAACGTGCCCACGAAATAATAGGAGACTTTCACTTCGAGCAGTATCAAAATATAATCGCCCGTATTAACAACGAAATTTTGCTGATTCCTGAAGGAGATGAAGCCCGTATTATCGGCATTGAAGGTGACGTATTCCAATTTAACACTTCGGTGGTGCTGGGCTTATATGCTGCATCATTATATGAAAATGTTATGCAGATAAGCCTTAACGACCTGCGTGATGCCATGAGACAAGCAGAACGGGCAAGGGATTTATTCGATTATGCCGTGGAGATTGAAATAGAAGAAAGGCTTGTTTATCCTGATCCGCCGCCGCTCTTTGAGTATGTACAAAACCCATCAACAGGGGCATGGGAAACGCCGGGATGGATATTTTCTTATAGGCTTGAAACCTATGTTCCTGAAAACTGGAATTTTAATGAACCCGCTTGGGCATATGAACCGCCTCCACCTGCTATGATCGAGATAAATGTCCATAACTTTATCGTGGTTTATAAAGGCGAAATGATTTTTGCAGAAATCTTTGGCATTGCTGATGATGAACGTCTAATGACCTTTGCCCATGAATATGCTCGAAATCTTATGACGCTTCTGACAGATACAGATATGGGTGGCTGGTTCGGTATCATTCTTGAAGCCGGCGAAGTTGAAGGATTTTACAGTCCATTCCCCGGTATGGATTGGCGCATAAGCTCCCCATTTGGTTTGCGCACAAACCCTATGTCAGGTAGAGGACAGGAATTTCATAATGGCATTGATATCCCAAAACCCATTGGCACGCCCATTCGGACAATAGCAGATGGTTATGTAATTCTTGCACAGTTCTCTAACAGCGCAGGTAATTGGATACGAATTGACCACGGATATGTACCGGGCTTTGGGCGTGTAATCAGTGAATATATGCACAATAGCCGTAACTTGGTAAGTGTAACCAATCCAAGAACAAGAGTTTATGCAGGTCAAGTAATTGCAGAAGTTGGCAGTACAGGCCGTTCCACCGGGCCGCATTTGCATTTAGGGATTTTGTCCAACGGAACCCACGTTAATCCGGTTCAGTTTATCGGATTGCCGCCGTCAAGGTAGATAATAAAGAAGGACACGACAAACGCATAAGTTCAAAACCCTTCTTTTTTTGAAAAAAAAAAGCAAAAAAACTTTAAATTTTAAAAGTTTTTGCCGCGCTTTTTTCAAAAAGCGCGTGGGGTTTGGGGCAAAGCTCCAAGGTTTTTATGTTCATGCGTTTGTTGTGAAAAGAGGAGGCATGAAATGGCACGAAATAACCATAAGGACAGGGATGACGATTCGCCCGATGTATATTTTATCCCACCAAACTACGTTGATTCAAGCGGTGTTTTTGGAGGGATGTTTCGTCTAAGAAACGCCATTGAAGCCTGTACAGTCGGCGGCGTTTCCGCTTGGCTACTCTTCGGAGTAACAGCGGGTATGGACTTAACCATACGGGTAACGGTTCTTCTGGCGGTCGTTCTGCCCTTGATGTTTTTTGCGGCTATTGGCGTAATGGGGCTTAGTATAACCGAGTTTTTATACTTTTGCTTTCGCTTTGTATTCAAACGGCGTGTTATAGGCCGTGCTGCTCTTAAAGCTGTTTCTGTTAACGAAGTCAATAGTAAAACAAAGTACACCGGCCTATTTGCTAAAAAGGTGAAAAGTCGGCTTGATGTGGGAATTGATCCCGGCAAAAAGCAAAAAGGGATGTTAGTCAAAAGCAGGCGTGGGCGGTTTATCCGAACATCAAACGAAGCTGCCGATTATATCCCTATCAAGAAAATTAAAAATGGCATTATATATACGGCTGATGGGCGTTACGTAAAAATCATTGAGGTAACGCCTATTAATTTTCTGCTACGGACAGCAAAGGAACAACGCTCTATAATCTGGTCTTTCGTAAGCTTTTTGAAAATCAGCCCGGTAAAAATGCAGATTAAATGTCTATCCAAAAAGGCTGACATTGAAAAGCATCTAAATATTGCCAAGGCGGACTTAGAAAAAGAAACCAATGAAGAGTGCCGCCTTTTGCAGGAAGATTACATGCGCTTGCTTTATGGTATCGGCTCAAAAGAGGCAGTATCACGAAGATTCTTTATTATTGTAGAGTATGAGCCATATATGAAAGCAAAGGACGTTGAAGCTGATGCCATTGCAAACCTTAATACCTTAGCCGCCACTGCACGATCTTACCTTGCACAGTGCGGCAATGAGATTGTGGAACACAAAGATGACGACGAGTTTGCTATAGAAGTCTTATATCAAATGCTAAATCGCAAGTCTAGCTTTGATATACCTCTCTCTGTGCGGAAACGTGAAGTAATCATGGATTATGCCGCCAACTACGGCAAAACCTCTGTAGAGGATATTCCCGGTACGGAGTTTGCGGCACCTAAGTATATAGACCTCTCCCATATGAATTATATCAAAATGGATGGAGTTTATATAGCTTACTTGGTCGTTCCTACCCATGGCTTTAGAACTCATGTGCAGGCAGGATGGATTTCCCTGCTCGTAAATGCCGGTGAGGGTATAGACATTGATATCTACCTTGCTAAGCAACCAAAGGAAAAAATCTCTCAGAGCCTTGGGCGGCATATTCGTATGAATAAAAGTAAAATCAAGGATGCCCAGGATACCAATGATGACTTTGACGATTTGGCAGGCTCAATCCACGGCGGTTATTATATGAAACGAGGCATTGCAAACAATGAAGATTTCTACTATTGCAACATCCTTATTACTATCACCGGTGCTACCAAAGAGATTTTAGATTGGCGTGTAAGGGAGATGCAGAAAAAAATGATCTCCCAAGATATGGCTGTTCAAATGTGTACCTTTAGGATGGAAGATGCATTTTTATCTTCGTTACCGCTGGCTTCCATTGAAAAGAGCTTGCATAAATGGTCACGTCGCAACATGCTAACCGGTGGGGCAGCGAGCTGTTATCCTCTAACTTCGTTTGAGATGTGTGATGATAACGGGATATTGCTTGGTGTAAACAAGCATAACCAAAGTCTTATCATGGTAGATATCTTCAACAGCAGGGTGTACAAAAACGCAAATATGGCTGTCCTTGGAACATCAGGTGCAGGAAAATCCTTTGCATTACAACTTATGGCTACGAGGATGCGGCGCAAGGGCATACAGGTTTTCATACTTGCACCACTCAAAGGGCATGAGTTTTACCGTACTTGTAATACCATTGGCGGTAGTTTCGTTCAGATATCGCCGGCCTCGAAACATTGTATTAATATTATGGAAATCCGCCCGGTTGATACGGCATCTGCTGAACTCATTGATGAAGTGGTGCTGGATAGGTCATTGCTTGCCACAAAGATAGATCGTCTGCATATTTTCTTTTCGCTGCTGATACCTGATATGAGTCACGAAGAACGGCAGTTGCTTGATGAGACAATTATCCGCACCTATCAGGGCTTTGGTATTTCGCATGATAATGATACGCTGATTGCTCCGGAAGATGCAGAGGGCAAGTGCTTTAAACAAATGCCTATCTTGGGCGACCTCTATAACCTTTTAATTGAGCGTGACGAAACAAAGCGTATGGCGAATATCATTAACAGGCTTGTACATGGCTCTGCATCCACGTTCAACCAGCAGACAAATGTTAATCTGGATAATAAGTATATTGTGCTTGAGATAGCCCGATACTTCGGTACTGGCAACATGGGCGAACGCCTACAAAATCCTGTAGACGGCAGTTTCACCTTCATTACAGATAACGCAGGGCTTATCCGCTTGCCTTTCCTGGAGGACGGCACATTTGTAGCCGTTGAAACCAGAGCCTTACCCAGCTTCATCTTAGCAGAGCCTGTTATGTTTACTGTAGGCGCAAACAGCCAAAACACTACAATTGACATACGCAACTACCGAAGCGCACAGCTTACCATCAGAAAAATCAACAGCCTTACCCGTGCGCCACTCGAAGGTGTTGTGTTTGACGGGCGCGTCAAGTACATACTAAAAATTATTTACCCACGCTCCAAATTCCAAACCGATGTATTGTTAGGAAGAAAATCTTCCAACTTGGGCTTGTCGTTCATAGCAAACTTGGGAGTTAGCGTTATTAAGCCAATTGGCTTTGTAACATCATAGTCCTCATCCTCACGCATTTTTATGTCAATGGTGGTTTTGAAATTTCTAATCACGTTCATGCCAAGTACAGCTTTTGTATTCGCATCTTCTGGGAATTTTATGACGTGTAGTGAGTTAGGGCCAATGTCATAACCATCAAGTATGAGAGACGGTATGATGATCATTTTTGCTGGCATCGCTGCATTTCCAATCCCGGCAACCGTGGTATCCTTGCCGTCTTTCCATTTATATCCCCAGCGTGTTGCAATCTCCTCGTCAATAGCTGTCATGGTTGCGCCTGTGTCAAATATCATTTCACACACCGATGGTTGAGTATAACCCTTTCCGAACCTGAGTAATTCAGTTTCTATAACAATTGACGAAGCGTATGAGAACACAGGCAAATGAAGATGGTTCATATTACGCCACCCATGAAGCCTCTTGATGGCCCTACGAATGTTGTATCGGGAAATCCGTTTTCTTCCCAATTTTCATCTAAGACATCTAGTGTACGCTCTAATTCATTTGTCCTGTTCTTACAATAATACAGAACTTTTCCGCCTATAGGATTATTTGTCCTGTCCGACATAATAAGCCAGTTATCCCAGTATTTTTCTATAATTTTGTCCATGGTTTCATAAATCGGATTCTCAACTTTATAAACAGGCAACGTTGACATGCCTCCACTTCCTTTCTATTATGAAAATATCTCAATAAATTTGAATAACCCATCACAAAAGCATACCAAATTATATCACAAGGATGATGGGTTATTCAAAACTAAAAGATGCTAGAAATCAGACACTTTCCTCTTGCAATCAATCCTCACAAGCAAACGCCGCCATAATATTAAGGCAAGCTTCTTTACAACCAACGCTGAAAAATTGGAAAGCCATTATATTGTCCTTGCTAGTGCTGAGTTTAAGCTCTCGTTTGTTCTTTTGCTACTTGTTATTTCCTGTATCTCTCTATAGATTTGCTGTAAAAGCGGTGATACTTCATGTGAGCCATCAACGGCAATTATACTAATACCCATCAAGTTTAACTGGTACAGCCAATCTTCTCTAATAAAATGGTCACGAGCGATGCGGTCAACACAGCTAACAATTATCGTGTCAATTTTGCCCGCCGCCATATCCACTTCCATTTCGGCAAATGCAGGTCTATCCAGATTATTGCCACTAAATCCATTATCTGAATATATCATGAAAATCTCATACCCTTTTTCAAAGGCAAAGGTACGTACTTTATCTTCTTGCTGCCTTATCTCTTGAAAGTCGCTCGGATGAGTGCTTGCAGTACGACAGTATATCGCCGTTTTCCCTTTTTCGGGTTCTTGACTAACCATATTTTTATTTTACTTTCCTCTCGTATCTTGGATAGGTAAGTTCCACCTTCAAAACAAGCCTTACCAAGAGATTATATTCAGAATAAGCTAGAAACCGGACACCTTCCATTTAATCTCCACATGATTATTTGGAAGTACATAAACCTTATCCACCAGCATATTCACAAGCTCTTGCCGGGAAGTGGTTTCATCCAAAGCTGTTTTGGCAAGTGCGTTGATTTTCTGTCCGGCTTCCTTTTTTTGCTCTGCCAGCTTATGCAAGGAAATCCGGGCGTTCAACCTATCAAGCTGTGCATTGTAGTCAGTTCTTTGAGCTTCGTATGCCTCCTTGTCGATTTCTCTCATGATAAATTTTTCATAAAGAGCTTGCCGCTGTCCAATCAATTGTTTAACCTGATATTCGCACTCTGCAAGGTGCTGTACGTTAGGTTCTGCTCTTCGCAAATCTGATAAATTTTCTAAATTAAGTATGGACTCAGCCTGTTTCTTGATGGTGCAAAGCACAATAGCATCCAGTTCGACTGTGCTTATCTTCATCCGATGGCATGAAGCCGCTGAATTTGGCATGGTATAACGACAACTGTATACAAAATTACTCTTCCGCTCGCGAACCATAGTGTGGCCACAGCAACCACAAGTCACTTTTCCACGCAGTAGATAATCCCCGCGCTGTAAATTTTTACGATTGGGACTTATTACATGTACTCTCTCATAAGTCTCTTTGGTGACAATGGCCGGATAGACATCCGGCATTATGTTCCATTTCTCTTTAGGAACCTTCCGATGCTTGCCTGTATTAGGATCTTTTTTATACTTTCCGGATGCATAAGCTCCTGCGTACTCTACCTTATTTAAAATTCTGTAGACAACATCTATTGTCCAACAACATTGCGGCGTGATGTCATGTCCTTTTGATAACTTGATATGCTCTCTTGGTGTTGGGTAGCCGGAAGCCGTGAGTTTATCACATATAGCTACGTTAGATACACCATTCAGAGCCATGTCAAAAATTTCTTTGATGATATTTGCGGCTGACGGATCCTGCTCTAAGTCACCGGTGATACCCTTTCTAAAGCCATATAATGGGATTGAAGGGATTACTATTTTCACTTCCGGCAGCTTAGGATTTGGATTGTCTGTATCGTTTCCCCATAATTGCTTTACAAATTCGGCTTTGGTTTTAGCATTAACAACTTTTTGAACCGATTCAAAAATATCTTTGCTGATGATAGGTGGATGGCGGTCCGGAATCATAATCCATTCGCTTTTGTCGCGATGGATTGATCTTCGAGAACCAACAATGTCGCAAAATTGCCTTCCGGCAACATAAGTTCCGATATATTGTGGGTTTGTGAGTATGTGGCGAACTCTTCCTGTTCTCCATAAGCACTTAGGAATTATGTCTTTGCCACGCCTCAATTCCACATACTCGCCAGGTGTGGGATGACCTGCCTCAAACAGCCTTTTGCAGATTTCTATTTTTGACAGTCCATCCAAAGCCATTTTATAAATTTCTCGGACAACTGCTGCTGTATCCTCGTCAGGTTCCCATGTGCCGGCATCATTCTTGCGATAACCGTAAGTTGCATCGGCAACTATATGCTCACCACTCCTCATTTTCGTATGCTTCGCACTTCGGATTTTTTTGGACAAATCTATGCTGTAGTATTCATGAAGCAAAAACTTAAAAGCTACATCAATTCCGCCCGTATCGCCTTTGTAGTCGTTGCTGTCAAAGCCGTCACTTACAGAAATAAAACGTATGCGGTACAGCGGAAAGACTTGTTCAATATAGTATCCGCTTTCCAAAACATTACGAGAAAATCTTGAAAAGTCTTTCACCAGGATACAATTCAATCCATTGCATCTTGCCAGTTCCAGCATTTCTTGAAGTGCCGGACGCTCCATATTGGTACCCGAATAGCCATTGTCGATAAACTCCAAAACAGTAGCATTGGGTATTTCCATATCTTCGATGTAGCCGTCCAGCAATAATCGCTGATTGGATATGCTCAAACTATCCGAGATATTATCGTCCATGGAAAGGCGCAAATATTTGGCAATTACATAGCCGCTCATACAACTGTGTCCTCTTTTATGGAGTCCTTTGCCACTGACATGGCATTCACTTCATCAGCGAATTTCAGATGAACTTCGATATGTTTATCTCGGAAGATCAGGATTTTATCCACGAGCTTATCAATGATCTCAGCAGATAAATCTGATATTTGCTGAACAGTTTGCAGATGGTCTATAGCCTTAGAAATCTTTGTGCTGTTTATTGCGCTTTCCATCATGCTTATACGCATTTGGGCTTCTTTTTCTGATAATGATGCTATTTTCGCTTCGTATCCAGCCTTTAATTCCTTATACTCAACATTGGTGATGTCAGTGTTCATAAGGCTTTCATACAGGCTTTTCAAAAAATAGCTGTTTTTATTGATTTCTGATTGTAATTTTGCTAGTTCAGCTTTCTGGATGTCCCTTTCTTTTGATATTTGAGATGATGATGTTATGCCGTTGAGAATAGCTGCTTGTTCGTTTAGGAAACTAAAAAACATCTCTTTTAGGCTGTTTTCTGTTATAGCAAATGATGTGCAGTCGTCGGTGGAATAGTTTATATTCGTTCTACATGCGAAAGCATAATTATTTTTGCCCCAACGTGATCTTTCCAGAGAATAGCCGCAGTGTCCGCAAAGAATCTTACCTACGAAGATGTTCTTTGGAAATACTTTTGGGGTAGAATAACCTTTTCTGTTCTTATCACGGATGCTTTGTATTTTTTCAAACAGTTCACGGCTTACAAGGGCTTCGTGAGTATTCTCTACAATTACCCAATCTGATTCAGGCTTCTTTTTTAAAACACTGTCTTTTACTGTATATTTCCCCTGTATTATATCGCCACAATAAACTCTGTTTCTCAAAATGGCATAGACAGTTTTGATGCTCCAGTGCTTTTGATCCGGCAACTCTTTGTCGGAGACCAAGCCTATAGAGTGGAAATAGCACCGTGGAGGTAAAATTTCATTATCATTCAGCCAGTTTTTAATAACAGAAACAGCAACGCCGTTCCCGGCCATTTCAAAGATTTGTTTGATAATAGGGGCTATATTTTCGTCCGGGATAAGCACATGCTTATTAGCTTTGCTTTTTAAATAGCCATATGGAGCCATTCTGCCTACATACTTACCACTTTTCATACATACTTGTTTAGCAACTTTAACTTTGCGCCCGGATTCCAACGCATGGGCTTCGTTGAACATATTCTTGAGGCTGACCATGATACTATTGTTATCGCTGATAGAATCATAATTGTCAGTTATGGCAATATAGCGTATGCCATGAGTCGGAAAGTATTTTTCGATATAGTAGCCTGTATCTATGGCGTTTCGTCCCAATCTTGATAAATCTTTACTTATGCAGCAGTTGATTTTGCCGTTTTCCATATCGGCTATCATTTGGATAAATGCAGGTCGATCAAAGGATTGACCACTGCGCCCATTATCAATATAGATTTCCGCCAACTCAAGGTCAGGGCGTTCGTCTATATATGCCTTAATTATGGCCTGCTGGGTTTCGATAGAATCGCCTTTTTCTTTTCTGTCGAGAACAGACAAGCGAACGTAAGCACCAACGGTATATGTCTGCCGGGTTTTACTGCTTACTTCTGCCGCATCTTTGCCTTTTTTGCTTGTTCGAGCCATCACGCAACCCCCTTTTGTAAAACCTTCAGCACTTTTTCATATTCAGCTTGGTAGTTGAAAGTAATCTCAATCTCGCTCTTGCTGATGATTTTTATGCTGTGAATTAAACAAATGACGGTTTTGCGGTCAATGGCAGCGATATTTTCAAAGGTCTTAAAATGCTCCATCCAGGCCAGGCGTTCATTTTTGCAGGAAAGTACATCTTCTATTTCAGTCTGCAATTTAATATTTGCTTGAACCAAAGCATCTGCATCTTCGGAGTACCTGGCTTTAAGGGATTTATGTTCCTCTTTGCTCAAAACACCGTTAATCATGCTTTCAAACAGGCCGGCCTTAAATTCACGTATTTTTTCCAACCTACGCTCGTTTTCTGCAAGCTGAGCCGTAAGGGTATTGGCTAATTCTTGAGCTACACGACTAGAGTTCAGTCCTGCAAGCAAAGACTCAAGTTCAGCCACGCTTGAAATATGTGTTTTTATACTTTCAAGGACGCATCCGGTCAAGTCTTGCTCTTTTAGCGTTGAGGGAATTTTACAGCCGTTTTTCTTACCGGTTGGACAGAAGTAGTAGAAATATTTAATGCCCTTATAGGGTACAGATTTTCTCGTCATGCGATTACCACAGCAACCGCAAACGAGTATCCCTGAAAATAGGTATACTTTATCGCTGTTTGGAGAGGTTCTGGTATCGAGACGCATTATTTTTTGCACAAGGTCGAAAACGTGTTTGGAAATAATATATTCGTGAGTGTTTTCTACCCTATGCCATTCCTCTTGAGGCTTTTGCATCTGCTCTTTTAGCTTGTAGTTTGGAGTACCTGTCTTACCTTGAATTAATGTGCCTGTGTAGGTTTCGTCGTTCAGTATGCGGAAAATGGCAGTGGCAGACCATTTTGCTGCATTACTGCTGGCAAATCCGCCGTTCGTATGGGGTAGTCCGTTATATTTTTTGTACTCCATTGGAGAAAGGACACCACGATCATTTAATATTTCTGCTATGCGAACGGCACTATTGCCTTCCATTTTCATACGGAAAATCTCACGAACAACGCCGGCAGGGTATTCGTCAATTACGAGACGATTACGGTTTTCTCTGTCTTTCATATATCCATAAATGGGGCAAGCCCCTGTATAATCCCCATTTTCGCGTTTGGACGCTAAAGCTGACCGAGTATTGACGGATATATACCTGCAATATGAGTCATTCATAATTGTTTTTAATGAAATCTCCAAGTCATCACCACTGTCGTTGAGTGTGTCGATATTATCGGTAATAGCTATGAATCTAACACCGTAGGCAGGGAAAATACGCCGCAGATAACGCCCTGTTTCGATATACTCACGACCCAACCTTGAAAGATCTTTTACCAGTATGCAATTTACATTTCCTTGCTCAATTTCCGCCATCATTTCCTTAAATGCCGGGCGGTCAAAAAGAATGCCTGACCAGCCATCATCTACTTTTTCATCAACCACCTCAATTTCCGGATGTTGCTTTAAGAACTCATCAATGAGTTTACGTTGATTTCCAACGCTTTCGCTTTCGCCCTGCTTATCATCGGCACTGGATAAGCGAATGTACTTTATTGCCTTGTACTTAATTTCCTGCATAGCAGTTCCTCCTCGTGATCGGCGCCTCCCATTCCAAGCACTGTTTCATCAAAAGCATTAAATATAAGCACTTGGCCTAAGTTCCTATACCAGTACGCACTTTCTTTGTAATCTACGCATTGCAGCTTGCGGA